GCTTCAGGTGTTTCCTCTTCTTCCGAAACAACTTCTGCTTCTTCAGCAGTTTCCTCTTCGGAAACTACATCTTCGGCAGATGCAGTGGTTTCTTCCTCTTCGACTACTTCACCTTCGACTTCTTCCTCTTCCTTCATACCCTTAGGCATGGGTTCGGCAGGTTTAGCACCTCTGTTCACAATGTCTTTGACAGTTGCGATCTTAGGTTCTGCTAACTTTGCAGAATCGTCGTCTGTTTTGTAATTTTCTGGGGTTGGGCCACCGAGATCCTCTACAGCAGGCTGTCCGGGAGTTGAAAGGGACAGTTTTTGCATTGGTTCAGCTGCAGCAGCGCCTTTGGTTACTACGTTTTCCATTTCTTGTAAATTGCTACCAACGGACATTTGATTAGATATGTTTGTATTAATCTATATTTATTTATAAATTAAAGATTTGATAAGAAATCATTGAATAAGCTCAGTTTGTGCTCTTCAAGGGTTTTTTGGTCAACCAGAGTGTTAATTCTTCTCTGAGTTTTTTCTGCGAGTTGTTCACGAAGGATTCCACCTTCCCAAACCCACTCTTTTCCTTCCATAATTCCTGATACAAAAGCATCGGGAGCAGAAGGATCGGCAACGATATCAGCAGCAGTTGCTAACATGAAATCTTCACCAACAACTTTTACACCACTACGGTCTTCTTTTAGAGAACCAATACCACGAGAAGAAACTCCAAGCATTACACCCTCATCAAGAAGTGAAGATGCAATCTTACCCATAGGGGTATTAAGAATTTGTGCCTTACCTCTAAAATTATTTCCCTCTTGAGTGAGAGATGTAATTTTATGAGAAACGCGATCAAGGTTTACGGTAGGTCCATCAGGATGACCGAGTTCTCCGAGAGCACGACCTTTTTGAACAAAGGTTTCGTTGTATCTACCAACTTCCTTGGAAAGAGTTTCCATAGGATACATTCTTCCATTGCGATTTTTTAAATTGCCCTGGAGAAATACACCCTCAATGTAGAGTTTCTTTCCGGAACCTTTGCCTTCGGCAATGATTTTTACGTTTGAAATTTCTTCGGTGATAAGTTTCATTGTTTATCCTGTGAATCCTACTTTTGTACCAAGTACACTGGCACCATTTGCGAAAATATGATCTTGGGCACCTTTTTCAAAAAATTCAATATGATTAGCGTGCATGGTGCAGGTTGCAGTATTTGCATATCCAGATGTGGTGCTCTTAGCAACACTGATCACTCTGTCTGCACCACTATCATTGAAAACTCTAACAACAGTAGCGTTGTCAAAATTACTTCCATTACCGGCACCGTTACCAAGTGCTACTTCTGTACCAATTAAAAGAGTTCTTACTGGCATTATTCCTCCCCTTGATCCTCTTGAGTTTCTGGTTCATCAAACATGGATGTACCTACAGTTGGTCTAATGCCATCAATACGTTCTGCTGCTTTTGCATACAATACGTCCTTAATTTTGTCACTGATGTTGGAAGCTGATTCATCAGCACCGATCAAATTTACAATTTCTTCCATGAAAGTTTATAATAACTATATTTTCTATTTATATCTCGGCAGCTTTACCGTCAGCATCAGTAATTCCGCCATTAATTTCTGGTTCCATTGGAACATCTCCGATTAATCCTTGTTCACCTTCTTGTGGTAAAGGTTCTCCCGTAATGGGATCTACGGCACTTGGATCTGGAATAATTCCATCCTTAATTTCTTTCTCAATCTGTTCATCCATTTCAATCTGCTCAGAATCAGTTTGACGAAGAACTTTACTACGAACCCATTGAGTTGAATAATACTTACCAATATAAGGTTCGATTGTTGCGAGAACACCAAGTCTCTCATTCAACATTTCAGTTTCTTTGAGTTCTGCAAACTGATTATCATACAGGAAGTCATATTGAATATGATCAGAAATTTTATCCCAATCTTCAGGTGATACAATATTCTTAAGAATTAATTGAGTCTTCAACATATCATTGAACATCTGAGCAAATCTCTTTCTCAGACGACCAACAAACTTGGCAAATTTAAGTTCATCTCTCAGAATTTCAGAAGAACGACCAAGATTGAAACCACCATCGGCAGCAATTCTAGATTCAGGAACTCCAAGTGCTCTATAAAGTTTCTTTTGAAAATATTCAATATCGGCAAGTTCTCCTAAGTTCTGTCCACCAGGAAGTGTAGAAATTTCTGTTCCTCTGCCACCTTCTCTTCTAGGAAGCCAGAAGTCTTCCATCATGGACATAAATTTACGATCATCACGAATCTCCCCAGTATTCGCATCATAAACTTGCTTGTTACGATAACGCATCATAACATCACGAAGATATTGCTCCGCTTTTACTTTAGGAAGATTACCAACATCAATATAAAAAATACGACGTTCTGGTGCTCTCGATAATCTATAAATTACCAGAGAATCCTCAATCATTCTAAGTTGATTGAGTGCCTTGATTGCTTTATGAAGATATGAAAGAACAGTGCCCTTATTTCTATCTACAAGACCTGAAGTACAATAGGTAATTGCATCTTTTGCAATTTTAGTTCCTTTACCACCACTACCACTTGATAAGTTATTAGTTGGATATTGTGGTTTTGGTGTATAAACAAAGTACTCCTCAATCTCTGGAGCAATTCCATTTTTAGATTCATCACGACCAGGAATATTTGGTCCAATAATATTTCTATCTTTTTTCTTCTCTTGTCTTACAAACCTCATTTTCATGGGGTCGATATACCTCAGTTCCTTAATACCCTCCTGAGGTTTTTTGAGATCAATTACTTTATGATAATAAATTCTTCCATCAATATACCAATTTCTAAAAATTTCGTGAGACTTCTTATCAAAATCTAAAATTTCTTTGATATATTTAAATTCTTGTCTGATTGCTTTTTTTAATTTATCAGTTGCATTAATATTAGAAAGTTCAATCTCAATTGGAGAATCATAAAGATCACTGACGATTGCTTCATTTACAACATCTTCTATTGCCCCATCCGCTTCGGGATGAAGTGACATTTCTCTATATCTTTTGATTAAGTCAAATTCTGTTCTATATTGACCTTCAATATCTACATACGAACCATAAAATCCACTACTAATATAGTTATCAACCCCGTCCTCGTTATTTTCGGGGACGGGGGAAACTATAGTCTTGGATTTTTTCTCGTTATCCTCAATAGAAAAACCAAAAAGTTTTGCCATATTATAAACTTGCTTAGACTGTTATTTTACTATTTAGCTGATGCTTTCACCACCAGATTCTGGAGCATTACCTTTAATTGCCTCATAGAAATGAACCTGCATCTCAACAGTAAACTCCTGAATAGTATCAGTGGTTTCATAACTTAAATCAATTGCAGAAATATTAGTTGGGAAAACATCCTTGAAAATATATCTTCTAAGGGTTCCACCATCACGATTCAATTGATTAACTTTTGCATCCACTTGATAAAGTGCTGGATCAGTTTCACCAGTAGCATTATCCAGTTTGTTGATGGTATTCATCCACTTTTCAAATGCAGATCTGATAGAGAATGAAGTATCATTGAGAACTGTGATTGTCCAGGTTTCGAATGTTCTGTCACCTGCAATCTTCAGGATTCTTCCTCTGAAAGGAATATCAATAGGTGCAATTGTAGAAGCAGGTAAGTTTGCTGCCTTTACTAAAAACCTTGCATTATCAAGAACTTCATTTTCATCCTGAACTCCAACGATTGAGGGGAACGTAAGTTCCACCTCAAATAGATTAGGTCTTGCACCACCACCCTTTAACTTACTTTTGAAGTCGGTGATAGTTCTTAGTGGTAAAGTATTTACCTGTTGACGATTTGCCATTGTTTCTTATACCTCTAAATTAAACGTTACCGATTACTTCATCAAATGAAACACCAGTTCTGGTGGCAACAAACGTAAGACCGATGAAGTTGATTGATCTTGCGGGTTTAATGAAGATGTCTGCTACGAACTCATTATTATCTATAACGGCAGCAGTATTATTTGTTTCATCACAAACAACAACGAAATCAAAGATTCCTCTCTTTGCCTGAACATCACGAAGGAATGGTTCAACAATATTTACAAAGTTGGTTCTTGTAATTTCATCGTTGAATTCAAAGAGTTGATCTTTAGCAGCAGCAGAAATTGAATCTTCAAGGAAGAGGAACAATCTACGAACATTGATACGATCAAATGCAGATGATTTACCAAATCCAGTTTTGTCTCCGAAAAGAACAATACCAGCACCAGGTGAGAAGATTACTGGATTGACTCTATTTGAATAAAGTCTATCTCTCTGATTCTTACTTGGATTATATGCAAGTTTGACTGCATTTAGGATTGCTCCTCTATTAGTTCCTGCTGGTGAGAACCAGGGGAAGTTATTCGCATCATTTCTTGCACAGAGTCCAGCAATATCTCCATTCAAGGGAACATATCTGAAGGTATTTGCAAACCTATCAAACATATACTTATAACCACTATCAAAGACTGCATAAGTCGATGAAGTGACGGGAGCAAAGAAACTAATTACATTTTCTGTAATAGTTTCTGCAGAATTTACAGTGTCTGCTGTATCGACGGTCGTATCAGTTAATGCTGCACCTCTATATGGTGAGATGAATGCTACTGCATCTTTTCTTGCTTCGGCAACAGCAATACACTTATTAGCAAGTGCTTGTGCTTGTTCTTTACCATACCCTGCAGATCCCATAAGAATGAAATCTACATCATACTGTTCAGTATTTTCAAATAAAGTATATCCAGATACTAATCCATCTAAACCAGAACTTAATGCTCCAGTGGAAGTAATGGTAGAAATACCACCATAATTTTTTCCATTTTTAAGTTCACCATTAAAGTTTCCAGCTGCCGCAAAGGTGATTCCCTCTGCATTTTGATCCCAATCAACATCAGAAGCAATGGTAAAACCAGTTGCGGTAGTGGTATTAAATCCGGTAGTTACGATACCTGATGGAGAATTGCCACCAAAGATATACTGAGATCCATTTGAAATGAACTTTCTCCAATATTGTGGTGAACCTAAGGAGAATTCTGCATCTTTTGCTTTTGATAATGAAAGATGCTTTTCAAGAATTGTTCCACTATTTCCGGTGACATCTCCATCACTATCAATTACAACAACATGAACTTCATCAAACTTAGATCCTCTTGCCGCAGCATATGAAGAGGTTCCTGGTCTTTCTGCTAGTGTATTCCACTTAACAGAAGATGAAGAAGTTAAGGTAAGTGACTGTTGATCGAACCAATCTTTTCTTGATGTGACATTTGGATTGGTGGTGGTGCTAATTGAACCTCCTACCGCAATGGTAACTCCAAGTGGCATTACATATGGATTAAGGGTAGTACCTGCTCCAGTTGTATTGGAAAATCTATATTTACCGTTTGGTTGATAATCAATTGAAGTTACTGTATTTCCACTAGAAACATGTTCAAGTATTTTGACTCCAATTTCACCACTGCCAATTTCGGTAACAAGACCTTTGAAATATCCGTCTAATTCAGAAGTCGTTCCTGCTCCGGCAATAACTGTATTAGCAGGAACTGCCTGAGTAACTCCGTAACCAACATCAATGTTAGATGTAGAAACACCTAAGATTTGGTCTGCCTTGGCATCAATAATACCAACTCTTAAACCATTACCCCAAGAA